AAAATCACCAGACTCTATACTTGCAGCAATTGCTGAAGAGGATCCTGCTTTAATTTGATTCACTCCTGTTTCATGTTCATAGTATATTGAAACACCATCAGTGTTGCCAACTGTAGAATCACTAGTTGCATCAGAATCATATTCTGTTGCATGTGGTTTTCCAAATATATGTGAATCAGACCATGTTGATCTTGCCAACGTACTCGTAGTCCATACAGGTCGCTCTGGTGTTGAATCCATATAGTTATAAGTCACTGATCTATTATTAGATGCAGCTCCACTTCCTGGATAGAACCAAGTTACTTCACCAAATAAATTATTTAATCCTGCGTAAATATGTTGTTTAGGAACTGTATTAATATCATCGTAAACATAGTCTTCAACTAAACATGCTAGTGAATCTAATTTACCAGTGTACCTAAAGAAACCATTATCAGACATCCAGTAAGCAGAACCATCTACTTCGACAGCTGCATTCTTGCCAATCAATCCACAGTTCGTTCCAACTTGTTGAAATGAAAATACGAAAGGTGCACCAACAAATCTCATAATAAATAATGATGTATCTGTCCAAATATAAATTGCATCCCGACCTCTAATAGCTGCAACGATCCGTGTTCCGTCGGCCAGTCTTTGTGTACCGGCAGTATTGGTTGCTGAAGGCGTGTATGAAGTTGAAGCATTAATTGATTCTTGATCTGACCATCTTATGTACATATCATCCTGTGTACTAGTTGTACCAATGGTTGTTTCTGTTCCAATAAATACTAAGTGTCTATCGGGTGTTGATACTAAAGTCTGTATCGCTGCTGTTGGAGCATTAGCAACGATTGTTGCTCTAGTGGATGTTGCTCCCGTTGCATCAGAATCCCATTCAAAAGTTGCACCATCAAAGATAGTTGCAATAAGTTTATTTCCAAAATTGTCCAGGGACCATAGACCAGGAGCCGTTACAATATCTCCAGTTTGCGATGCACCCCACTTGGTGTAGTCAGATGCATCGGTAACTGTTGCTCCATCACTATGTGATGCAGCAGTTGTGTTATCTGATCCTCTTGTTAATCCGGATAAAGTTCCTGTTCCAGTAGTGTTCGTTGTATAAGCAATTCGCTCGCTGTCTATTAAAACCGTTCCTGAAGCAGGCATTGATACAGAATTATCTAGAACAATACTAGATGAACCTGAAGTTAATGCACCGTCTAATGTATCTGTAATTTCTCCAGCAACAGTACCACCCCATAAACCTAGTCCCCAGCCAGCAGCTGATTCTTCAACAGCAGGTCCAATTGAATAGTAATGTTGAACTCTTATTCCACCAGAAGTACTTGCTCCTGATCCGGATTCAACAGATCCCATTTCGATTGTAATAGTTGAAGAAGTTGGAACAGTTGCGACCATGAAATTTGTATCATCAAAATCACTAGCAGCAAAATCAGAATCAGTGATAGTAGAAAAATTATCCAAACGAATAATATCATACTTAGAAATATTATGATCAGATGCAAAAGTGATTGTAACAGTTGCATCGCTTTGTGTTGTTGTAAAAGCGTTAGTTAATGTTGTTGTAGCTTTAATAGGAGTAATGTCATAAAATGCTCCTCCAGAATATACATATAAAAATCTGTTTGTACCAAGGGCTGCGTACTTAATACCGCTGGCATTGACGAAATGATGTAGTGCCGTGTTTCTTCCTGTAAGAGTACTGTCTCCTAACTGAGCCCAACCCCCTATTTTTTCAGGTGATTGATATCTAAAACGTACATAGTCACCGCCTACCCATTGGCCCTCGCCGCCAGTTGCTGTAACTTGTTTATTAAATCCTGGCTGTATTCTAATTTTTTGTAGCATATATAACCATTATATTACTTAGTTTTCAATTTACAACCTTTAAACCAAGCTGGCAATCCTATTAATGGTCTTTTATCTAAATAATTATCTTTTGATAACTTAGAATTTTTTTTATTATAATGTAAAAATACTTGACAACAATCTTTGCCATTAAATTCTTCTCTCCAATGTTCTAAATCACAGCCTGAATATATTAACATATCTCCTGGTTCTAAATCTATTTTAATACCAGCTTGACCTTCTTTTCCTGTTGGATCTAAATAGATTGGCCATGGATCACCGCCTAAATTTAAAGTAGTTGATATTTCACAGGAATATCTATCTTTGTGTCTAGTTAACACATCTCCTTTTTTATATATTCTTGCATAAGAATATGTTTCATTTAATTTAAAACCTGTGTGTTTTTCCATTAATGGTTTTAATTCTTTTAACAAAGTTTCCATAGCAATATCTGCATAATGAGAATATGTGTTAGGTATTTGGTCATCGTTCCATATACCCCAATATTCTGTAAAAGGAGATATATATTTTGAATCAAATAAAACTTTTGCAACATTTCTTTTATTCAAAAAATATTTATATACAAAATTTGATAATTCTTTCGATATTGCATTTCTTAAAATTGAGTATTTATTTTTTTTAAATGACATTAATATAACTATCTCCGTTTCCGATTTCACCTATGGGAATTAAATTAAAAGCCAAAGAATGTCTAATTATATTTGAATTATTTTTTAATATTTTATGATAAACTTCACTTGGAAACAATATTAATAAACCATCTTCAGGTTTAAATGAATATTCAACGGAATTATAAATATTATATTTTAAAGGGTTCAATTTGTATCTATGGTCATTAAAATTTTGGAAACTTATATTACCTGAGTTTTCATCAGTTTGTAAATATAAAATTCCACTAAACATTGAATTACTATGATTATGGTAATTAGAACTTTGATTTTTTTCACTTTTGGTAAACCAAGATGTAGTTATTTTAAATTTATTTGAGTAATGTAAAATATCATAACTATATTTGTAAAATTCTTTCATTAGTTGATTTTTTAAGTTTTGAAATTTTTTTTGTTCTAACACAGAAAAACTTTTTGAAACTCCTGTTATATTTTCAACATCAATTCCTTTTATTTTTGAACCAGCTTTTTCAAAATCATTATTAATTAATGATACAATTTTTTTAGTATTAATTTTTAATTTTTCTTTGTAAATAGGTTTAGAAAATAAAGATATAATTTGCATTATTTAAAAGGCCAACCTAAATTCCAGATTACTAAACTATGTCTTGATCCTTTTTTAACTGGACATACTCTATGCCAAACAAATCCAGGAAATACAACTAAAGATCCTTTAGGTAATATTTCTTTACACTTAACAGGTTTTCTAGGTTTATCTGGATCTAAATTTCTAAAATCAAATTCAAGTTCACCACCTTTATATTCTTTAGGATCAGATAAAGTAACTGTTGCAGATAATTTTCTAATTTTACCATGATCAGGTGAATTAGAATCTTCCCTGACATAAGGCCGGTCCCAACCATCACAATGCCAATCATAGTATTGACCTTTATTATATTTTGTAAATTGACAGGCTTCAGAATAATCCCATTGAAAATTCCATCCAGCCTCTCGATTAGCTTGATGAACATAGGGTTGTATTTCTTTATAAATCCATCTATCACTCATCCACACCACATCTGAATTTCTTTTCTTTTTTAAATCTTTAAGTTGAGATTGATTTAATTTTTTAGGATCTCCATAACCACCGGTAGTAGCTAACTGATCTTGTAATGATTTTCCATAACGTACAATATCATCACAAATTCTTTTAGGTATGGCTGATTGAAAGTAATAGTAATAATTAGTTAGATTCATATGTCTTTATATGAATTTTATACTATAAATAAATATTAAAGTAAAGAGTGTTTAAACAGCGTCCCAGCTTAAAGTTGAGGTGTTCCAATTATACGCATTATTTTCTAAATCTACTGCAATCCATTTTTGATTGTCTTCATCCCAATCAATTCCTTTTTCGTCCTTATCTGTTGGGTAAGCTACTGGTGCTTGCCAATCATCATTATCATCTAAAGACCATGATGCGTATGGTTGTTTTGATATAAATTTATCTTTTGAAGAATCGTAAATCATTCCAATTCCAGCGTATTTTTTTCTAAAATTATGATTATAAGAAGTTTGTTTCCAAGTTCCACCTTTAAAGAAATTTACACACCATGTTTCACCATCAACATGCATGTCATTATCTCCAAGAGTTCCGCCTCCTGCAGCAATATCATTACCTACAACAACCACTCTTGTTACAACTAAGTGTGTATCTGATGTAAATCCTGTTGGATCTGTTTTTGATTCTAATTCTGCAAAGTGTGCCATATTTAACTTACTGTGAATGTTCCTGAAACTGTAAAAGTTGCTACGTTATCTCCAGGAGGAGCACTAGCTGTTGAATTTGTACCAGGTGTTACTGAAATATTTGTATCTCCGGGTACTCTTATAATGACAGTTCCACTTCCGCCCGCACCTCCAGCGCCACCATCTGAACCGCCACCGCCACCGCCACCAGTATTAGCTGAAGCAGCACCGCCGCCACGGCCACCAGAATTTCCGCCACCGCCACCGCCGCCTGGTCCTGGGTTTCCACGAGCTTCACCTCCGTTTGCACCACCACCGCCACCACCGGCTCTTGTTACAGACGATCCACTTATATCTGATGAAACACCAGCACCTCCGTGTCCTGATGTAGGTCCTCCAGTTCCACCAGCGGCACCAGCTCCGCCACCTCCGCCAGATCTTTGGTCGGGACTTCCTGAACCTCCATCATTTCCTTGTGGTGGACTTACTGGTGGGGTATTTCCAGCACCGCCTGAGGCCCCCGGCGCTGGCTGGGTATATTGACCATTACCACCTCCTGAACCTCCAGCGTTAGGTGGGTTTCCTGGTAGACCAGGTCCTCCTCCTGATGATGTAATCATATTAGTTCCTTCACTTCCACCAGGATTAAATATTGAATTACCTCCAGAAGATGCATCATTTGAAGATGTAGGAACAGCCGCTCCTCCAGCACCTACAGTAACATCATAAGTACCTGCTTCTAAATCTGCTAATGCTCCTCCTGGGTTTGCTAATGGACTATCAAAAGAAATTCTAAAACCTCCAGCTCCACCACCGCCACCATTGAACCTAGCTCCCGATCCACCTCCAGCTATAACTAAATAGTGAGCATTAAAAGGAGCGGCTGCGGCTGCTGCTCCAGAACCAAATCCTAAAACTTGATAACCAAAACCTCTTGTTTTTTTTGATTGTGTATTTCTTGAATTCTTACCTGTTGTAGTTGTAAGGTTTTTTATAGTTTTCATACCATTAACTCCTATGCATCATTCTTTGCATCGGTAGTATAAAATATTTTAATACCATGTAATCTAGCATCTCCACTAGAATCATCATTACTATCGGATACATCTCTATAAATTCTAAAATAACAAAGCTGATCATCCGCAGGCGAGCCAGCTATCGTAACAGCGCCACTTGCTGCACTAACGTTTACTTCTTCAACCGCACCTTGTTCTGCATCATCAACAACAACACCAGTTCCATAAGCTACATCAATTGTATCATTATCTCCACAAGCTACACCCTGTAATCCCCAAGAAACACCACCTGTATTAGCTGTTCCAGACCAAAATACTTGAAATGTAACAGTACCTAAATTCCATGATTTAGGAAAAGCTACCGTAAATTGTGCGTGTTCATCACTATCTTTATCAAAATCTAAAACATACATATCTGGTCTACCAGAAGTTGTTTCTACTGCTGTTATATCTGCACATGGATTTGAAGTTGTTGGTGTCATTGCATTAGCAGGAACCCATATAGTTTCTGTTCCTACAACTTTGACCGCTGCACTGTCATTTGTAAGTGTACCTGAAACATCACAAGTCCCATTAATATCTATAGCCGTAGCCGTTAAATCTATTTCATCTGTTGCACCAAGCCCTAATATAGCGTTGCTAACTCCATATATAAATTGACTAGTATCATTAAAGCAAATTTTGTTTGTAGAGTT